CATGAAGCGGGGGAACGGGTCCTTCCCTCGGGGGGGTGAAGTAGGGGTCAGGGGAGCCCGAAGGTTCACTGCGTGTGAAAAAAAATTCAGGTGGAAAAATGGAAAGCCAAAAACTTGAAATCATTTACCTTCCGCGAGAGCGGTTGAAGCACTTGGAGAACAATCCCCGCAAAAAGCGGGATCGGGAGGCGATCCGGAAACTGGCGGCACTGATCCGGGAGCACGGCTTTCAGAACCCGTTGCAGGTGTACGAAGAGACCCAGGGTGACTTCATGATCCTGTGCGGCAATCACCGGTTCGATGCCGGGGTGCTGGCGGGCATGAAGGAATTCCCATGCATCGTTTACCGGGGGGACCGAAAGCAGGCCATTGCCAGGGCGATTTCCGACAACAAGAGCAACGAGTGGACGGACTGGAACGAAGACAACCTGAAGGCCCTGCTGTTGGAGATCGACGAGAAGGCGGATTTCGAAGCCCTGGCCGGTACCGGATTCGTCGAGAAAGAGATCCAGGACCTGTTCCGGGAGTTCGAGGAGGAGAAACCGGAAGTCGAATTCTCGGAAGAACTGCTCCTGTCCCACAATTACGTGGTCCTGTACTTCGACAACGATCTTGACTGGCAGGTGGCCGTGGATCGGTTCGGATTGAAGCAGGTGAAAGACCACATCCCCAGGAAAGGGCAGCCGGTAGGGATCGGTCGAGTGATCCGGGGTGATGCGGTTTTGAAGAGGCTGGCCGATGCGCGGTGACAGGATCAACGGGAAGATCAACGTTGTGATCCCCTCGTACAACCGGGCGGACGGGCTCAGGGGGCGGGATTACTTCCCCTACGCCAAGTATGTCATCCCGGAGAGCCAGCGGGAGAAGTACCGGAAAGTGCTTCCGGCGGATCGGATCATCACGTGCAGGGACGAGGACGACGGGAATATTGCGAAGAAGCGGAACTGGATTCTTCGGAACATCCCCCGGCCCCTGCTCATGATGGACGATGATGTTGAATATCTGGTCCACACGGAAGGTGGCAGGGAGAAGATCCGGCTGACCCCGGGGGAAGCGGAGGCGGTGATCATCCACGGCTTCAATCTGGCCCACGAGTGGGGATGCAGGTTGTGGGGAATCAACGTCAACACGGACGGCCGAAATTATCAGCAGTACAAACCGTTCAGCCTGTCCCAGGTGATCCTGGGGCCGTTCCAGGGGCACCTTGAGCATGACCTGTGTTTCGATGAGCGGATGGACACCAAGGACGATTACGACATGGCCTTGCAGATGCTGAACACATACCGAAAGGTCCTCCGGCTGAACAAATACGCCTATTGGTGCAAACACGGCGACAATGCCGGCGGGATCGTCGGCCATCGGACATGGGAGCGGGAAGTCAACGCCTGCAGGGCGATCATGGGGAAGTGGGGCCGGGGTGTGATCCGGTACAACATCGAGAAGCCAAAGAAGTTCAAGGATCTTCTCAACGGGAATGTGCGCGTCCCGATCAATGGGGTGTGAGGATGATTGTTGCGGTTGTGGGATCAAGGGACCTGACGGGGGTTGATATCGCCCCCTTCATCCCGGCGGAAACGGAAACCATCATCAGCGGCGGCGCCAGGGGGATTGACCGGATCGCCGCGGATTATGCCAGGAAGAACGGCATCCGCCTTGTGGAGATCAAGCCGGATTACCCCAGGCACGGCAAGGGGGCACCGTTGCGGCGGAATGACGAGATCGTGGACCGGGCGGAATTGGTTATCGCGTTCTGGAATGGGCATTCGAAGGGCACGGAGTATGTCATCAACCGGTGCCGGAAGGTGGGAAAGCCATGCAGCATCGTCTTTTGCTGAAGCCCTATATCCCGGCCCTGGGTGCGTTGCGGCAGATGCCGAAGGACGACGAGACGGCGAAGGCGACGGCCTGGGTCTACGGGTTCAAGAGGCATTTCAAGAACGCGGGGGACGTCCGGTTGATTGTCGAGGCGGCGGCTACGCATTTCGGCTGTGACGGGATCATTCCGATTCCGCCGAGTCATCCGGACCGGCAGCCGAACAGCCTTCAGAAGCTGTTCGGGAAACCGATCGTCCGGATCCGGGAAGCCGAGACGAGGAAGTACCGGCACCGGCAGCCGATCCCGCCCGACCACTGCGAAACATACCGGCTGAAGCTCCCCAGGGGGAAACGGTTCCTCCTGGTCGACGACATTTTGAGAACGGGCCGGACAATGGATCACTTCCGGGCAGTCCTCGAGAAGTCAGGTTTTGAGGCAGTCTCGGTGGCGTTGGGGATGTACTACAGACTCCCCTTCCTGCCGGGGGATTCGATCAGCATCTACGAAACACGGTCAGAGACGGACATGGAGTTGGAACGGTTGATGATGGAGATTTAAGGGGCAGAGCGGACGGCATTCAGTGGGGGCGGCAACCCCCAAAGAACACGTGATGTGAGCACGTGGCGTAGAACGCTACCATCCGCATGGGCCTCCTACCAAAACGGGAGCCTCATGTAAATGGCGAAACAGCGGGGAACCATCTCGAAAAGAGCATGGGACAGGGCGGACCCGGGCGAACGGGCCGCCATGATCCTGGGCGTGTTGACCGGGAAACGAATGGATCAGGATAAATTTACTAAGCTCCTGGAAGTCTCGGACTCACAGACACAATTGAAATTACGGGTCCTGCACAATGCGATCATCCAGTGCATGCGGGATTACCAGACGGACCGGTCCAGGGCGAAACTGAATGACTGGAAGGCGGCGGAAAAGGCCCTGGAAGAGTTTATCGATTCCCTGTGGAAGCAGCACTTCCAGGAAGACGAAGAGAAACCGGAGGAACAGCCGGAAACGCTTCCAAACCTTCTGGCCGTGGTCGACTACCTGGGCAAGCAGGGATGGAGCATCAAGAAGTCCGCCGTCTACAAGCACCAGAAGGAAGGGAAGATCAGGCCCGGGAAGGATGGAAGGTTCCGGATCCAGGACGTCGACGCCTACGCGGAGAAATACCTTCAGCGGCTGGATGGGAGTGATCCGGTCCTGGACAGCCTTCAGGAAAAGAAGCTGAAGGCCGACACACAGAAAGCGGAGGCTCAGGCGCGGCATTGGAGGCTGAAAACAAAAATCGCCGAAGGGCTTTACATCCAAAGGGATGAATACGAACGGGACCTTGCTGCCAGGGCGGCAGTTTTCAAGCTGGACATCGAGAACTTCATCCGGTCCCAGGCAAGCGAGATCATCCACATCGTGGAAGGTGACGAATCGAAGACGGGAGACCTGATCGAATTCATGTTGGATAGAGCGGAAGGCTGGCTTGATCGCTACACGGTGAAGAAGAGCTTCAAGGTAGTGCTGCCCAGGGACACAGACGAAGACGAGACTGATTGACGGCAGGACGACGGACTCTGACTCCGCAGATCAAACTCCCAAGTGAATGCAAGAAAAGGCTGACTGAGTATGACGGCGAGATCTGCTTTACTGAAACAGAATGCAACCTTTCGCTTTACCGATGCGGAGATCCGCGTTTTTCGGAAACGGGAGCGGTTGACCGTTTCTCAGTGGGCGGAACGCCATCGAATCGTGACGAACGGGCCAATCCAGGGACCTTGGTCAAATGAAATGACCCCGTACCTGATTGATCCCATGGATACCTGGAATCTACCCTGGGTAAGAAAGATCATTCTGTGCTTTGCCCCGCAGACAGGCAAGACCCAGATCGCTTTCAACTGCCTGTGCTATGCAGTTGATCAGGACCCAGGGCCCGCAATGTACATCATGCCGGATGAAAAGACGGCAAAGAGGATCAGTCGGCGCCGGATCATCCCAATGTTTAAGGGATCGCCGCGGATTCGCGACATCATGAGCCCCAAAGTGGATGACACGACTATTGTAGCTGTTCAATTCAAGAACGGCATGGATCTCATGATGGCGTGGGCCACGTCGGCATCGGAACTGGCCTCTGAATCGGTGCGATATCTGTTCTTCGACGAATGCGACAAGTTCCAGGACTTCTCAGGCAAAGAAGCCGATCCAATTTCATTGGGAGAGATCCGGACCAATGCCTATCCGCATACGAAGAAGATTCTGTACCTTTCGACACCCACCACCGAAGACGGGCCGATCACCACCATCATGGATAGGGAGGCTGACGAAATCAGGGATTATCACGTCACATGCCCTTACTGCGGTGAAATGCAGAAGATGTATTTTGACGGGATCAAGTGGCCGGATGACGTCAGAGATCCACGAATCATCACCCGGAACAAGCTGGCAAAATACATGTGCTGCAGGTGCGAAAAGCTCTGGGATGATCGTATCCGCAACCAAGCGGTGAGAATGGGCCGATGGATCGCCCGGAAGCCGATTGATCGGCCAAGCGCTGTGGGCTTCCAACTACCGTCATGGTATTCGCCGTTCATCAGCCTGTCCGATGTAGCCGCAGCCTTCCTGAAAGGGCAGGATGACCCGGCCAAGCTCATGGCCTTTGTCACACAGCACAAAGCGGAAGCATGGAAAGAAACCATCATTCCCAAGCAGGAAAGCGGTGTTCTTGCCCATAAGACGGACATTCCGCCGGGTCTTGTTCCTCCGGAGGCTGTTGCCCTCACGGCAGGGATCGACGTTCAAAAAAATGGCTTCTGGTTTGTCATCCGGGCCTGGACAGAGGAATTGACAAGCTGGCTTGTCCAGTACGGCTTTCTTTCCACTTGGGCCGACGTGGAGGCATTGGTCTTTCACAGCCGATACCAGATCAAAGACAGCAAGGAGGCAATGGGGATATGGCGGGCTGCCATCGACACAGGAGGCGGGCTGACCGACGATGGAACATGGACTAGGACGGAGGAAGTTTATCAATGGCTTCGAAAGGTGCCGCCAGATCGGATATTCGGGACCAAGGGGGCATCACACCGGCAGGGATTCAAAAAGATCAAGGAAACAAGAATCGACACCCTTCCGCGTAGCAACAAACCGATTCCGGGCGGACTGATCCTTCGGCTTCTGGACACAGACCAATTCAAAGCCCTGATCCATTGGAGAATGGAAAGGCAGGATGGAGATTCACAGCGGTTCTTCCTTCACGCAGAAACAGGGATGGATTATGCCCGGCAGATCCTGGCTGAAGAGTTGTCGCGCGACAGAAAAGGCAAGGTCTACTGGCGTCAGGTTAGGCGGGATAATCATCTCCTGGACGCTGAGGTTCTTGCCGCTGCATGCGCAGATCCGGAATGGCTGCCGTCACTGAAGATTCTTGCGGCCCATCTCCGGCAGCAACGGGAATTACGGCCGCAGACTCAGTTCAGCAAGACCGAGGGCATAGACAGCCGCCGCAATGTCCGTGAATTCAATAGGCCGGGATGGTTGGAACGATGACGGTACAGAAGAGCACCAAAATTCTGACGAGCAAGGACGAGATCAGAGCCTATCTAGGTGGCATCTCGAACCATCTCTTCACAAAATACATCAAGGCGGGTATGCCCGCCCGCTTCGAGGATAACCGCTGGATTGCGCACACGGACAACATCGAAGATTGGTGCCGTTCATATACACGGGTGTCCATGAAGCAGGTTTTGAATCAAATTCCTGATGAGTGCGGCAGGGAATCTTTGTGAAAACAGATTGACAAGGCAATCCATTTACTGTAGGCAACCTAACCCTGTGTTGATCCTTCCTTCCTTTTGCTGGCAAATGGTTTGAAACCGATGCCGATTGACGAGAAAATCCTCAAGCTTATCAAATTTATTGTCTGTTACGCCGTAGAACAAGACGTCAGTTTGACAACCGTCAGATTAGTCAAATTCCTTTACCTTGCAGATCTTTACAATGCCCGATGGTTTAATGGTGAAACCATTACGAAATTTCCATGGGCATTCGTTTATTACGGGCCATACTGTAGTGAGGCATTCACAAGCCTTGAAACGGCGGCAACAGAGGGCATTATTTCAAAAACAACCTATGAAAGCCGCTATGGGGATAAGGATTTTTCACTATTTACTTGTAGAGATGACCGGTACACAGAAATCAAGAGGATGTTTCCAACGGAGGTGATATCAGAGCTTCAATATGCAATAAAAAAATGGGGAGATGATACCGGCCAACTCCTCGATCACGTTTATTTTGAAACGGAGCCCATGGAAGGAGTCAGGAAAGGTGATCGTCTTGACTTTTCAAAAGCACGAAAACCAAGACCAAGGTCCGATTTTCAAATAGAAACAAAAAAAATGTCGCCTGATGCTATTGCTAGCATTAAAAAGCATTTAAACAAGTTGAAAGAAAAGCGTCAAGAAGCCATGACAAGACTTATCGCCGACGAGAAAGAAACGGAAAAATGGAAGGACGAGATATATAAGAAAACCCTTGAATCTATAGATGATGAGCCGTTCCCAGAAGGAATAAGTGGAACAGCAAGGATTGTCCTTTAATGGGTGTTTTCCAATTCATCAAACCTGAACAGTTTTATAAAAGGGTGGACGCGTCGCGACTTTCTCTTGGGCAAATATGCCAAATAGTTGTTCCTTATATTGACAAGATTCCTCAAATTCTCGATGTTGAGCGACATAGTCCTGAAGAACACGAAAATGTTAAGTTTAAAATGAGAAATGCACGTCCCGGAGATTTTCAATCGAGAAGAACACTGCCACTCAAAGGCTTGAACCTTAGATCAAACGAAGAAATGCTGATTCAAAGGGCAAAACGGAGGCCGGGCATCATAATTTCCACAGGAGTTGACACATATCCTGAGTTAAACAGATTATTAAGACAATCAGGGAAAGCGCACCTCCAAGAAGATTCTGTCTTTCTAGTACCATGTTATGGTGTTCAAACAGAAGATAGCCCTTCAGGGTTCCCCCCAGAGATGGCAGCGAGAATTCGTTGCCTCATGTATAGGCAGTTTTTCTATCTACCCAAGAAGGGGCAGTTAACAAAAGATTCTGTTGCACGACTGGATCGAGTTCGCGTTATTGTTGATCCAAAAGAGCAAATGGCAATTGAACCAACCGAACTATGCCTATCTGAGGAAGCGTTCGATCTTCTTTTTTCACTGTTTCGTTTTTGTCTTTCTGGCAATTGTGACGAAGAACTTGTGGCAATCCGTCAGTTAACCAAAGATTGTTACCCCGAGTTGGCATCGACGACATAGAATGAGTCGTCAAGAAAAATAACCCATCAATAACCCACCAAAGACCCACCAATAACCCACCAATAACAGCCGAAAGCCCTTTTCCCCGAAAACCCCATGCTATGGTGCCCCTGAAATTCAGGACCACTATATCTTGGGGTTGGCATGGCGATCAAAACCACCCTCGAACAGCTTGAAGAAGTCCAGGCGGCGATCACGGCGGTCATGAGCGGCCAGTCATACACGATTGGCGACCGGACCGTGACAAGGGCCAACCTGCGCGAACTCTCACAGCGGGAGGAAGTACTGCTTGCCCGCTACAGGCGCGAGACGGGGAAAAGCGGCCTTTCCGTCAACATCGGCATTCCCAGGAGGGATTACTGATGAATGCCATTCAGACGGAAATCTTCGCCAAGGCCATCAATGCCATGGCTGCCATGCAGGGACGGAAACCGGTCCTTTACGGTGCCGACAACCGGCCCCTGATGCCTTCCGCAGGGTACAGCTACAGCCGCACCGCCTCGAAGCGGGCTGGCTCCATGAAAAATTGGGTCCCTCAGCGGATCGTGGGCCGTGCGGCGGAAGCCCTGGAACGGGAAAGGATCGTAGAGAGGGCCATTGACCTGACGAACAACGATCCTCATGCCTCCGGGGTGGTGGATTCCTTCGCGGTAACGGTCGTCGGCCCCGGACTCACCCCTCACCCGATGCTGGACCAGGACGTCCTGGGGGTCAGCAAGGAAGAGATCCGCCGGATCCAGGCGGAACAGCGGTCCATTTACCAGACCTGGGCACGATTCGCCGACGCCGGCGGCCGGATGACCTTCGGAGCGATCCAGTTCCTGATTCAACGGAACCTGATCGAGTACGGGGAATACCTGGTGCTTCTTCCCATGCTGGACGATCCGGTCCGGCCCTACTCCCTGGCCTGTCAGGTCATCCATCCCCTGAGGCTGAAGACCCCGGTGGACCGGATCAACGATCCCACCATCCGGGACGGGGTCGAGATGGGGCCCTACGGTGAGCCGGTGGCGTACTGGATCAAGAAATCCGACTCCCGGGGCCTGGACATGACCCCGGATGTGTCGGCCAACTTCCTCCGGATCCCGGCCAGGCGCGGCCACCGGTGGAACGTCCTGCATGACTTCATTGCCACGGAGCCGGAGCAGGTCAGGGGGGTGCCTTTCCTGGCCCCGGCCATGAAGATCTTCCGGGACCTGAACGACTACCTGGATGCCGAGCTCGTCTCGAACATCGTCACGGCGGCCTTCGCCCTGTTCATCGAACAGCCCCAGGGTACCGACCCCTTCAACGTGGCGGCGAACCTGTCCGCCTTCACGGACAGCGCCATGGGAGCGGACGGCCGGGAGCAGATCACCCGTTACCAGGAATGGATTCCCGGGCAGGTCCTTTACGGCAACCCCGGAGAGAAACCGGCCCGGTACGACCTTCGAACCCTTCACCAAGGTGATCAAGAAAGCCATCTCCATGGCCCTGGGGATGCCTTACCCGGTCCTGTTCAAGGATGTGGAAACGGTCAACTTCGCCGGGTTCCGGTCGGCCATGCTGGATGCATGGAGGGTGTTCATGCATCGGCGGGTGTGGCTTGGCCAGGGCTTTTGTCAGCGGATCTACACGATGTTGATGGAGGAAGCCTACCTGCGGGGCACCCTGAACGTCCGGAACTTCTATTCCCTCATGTGGCC